AAAGGTCCTTCTGTGTTGAATCCCGTTAATATTCCATCAAATGCAGCAAACAAGAACCCAATAATCTGCCCAACAATAGGAATTGCTCGTAGTGTTCTACCAACTGCTTTTACAATATCTCCAAGCACCTTACCGCCTTTACCAAAAAACGATCCTATACTAGAGAAAATTCTTCCTACAAATTCTGTTACAGAAGAAGTAATACTAGTAATTCTTTGTCCGATTCCTTGTAATGGTTTTGGTAATTTGGTTTGAGCATTGGCAAGTGGTTTGCCATCAATTCCCAATCCAAAAATTTTAAGAACATTTGCTTTGAGTGCTTGGAATCTGAGAGCAATCTGCTGTGATACAGGCATACCCTTAGTAAACTTTCCAGTTTCAGGATCACGAATAGGAAGACCTGTAGGAGTAAGTCCAAATACTTTGAGTATATTGAACCTTAAATTTTTCATTCCATTGGTAATGGTGGTGCTAGTCTTAGTGATTTTATTGATTTCTTTGATTGCTTTTCCTTCCCAACCGCGAAGTCCTGCAACTGCACCACCGAGAGCAATGAGAACACCTGCCAACCCAATGAGTCCCGTACCCTTCAATAATTCACTGAGAGACGGTGATTTGATATCTGTGCCCGTAGGTTTCTTTGATTCTTTATTCAGTCTTGCTGATTCTCGTAATGATTCAATTAACTGAAACTGTGCAATTTTAGCATCACGTGCAGCATCTTCATCAATCCTTAGCATCTTTTTGAGTGTATCAGACATTCCATCCGAGACAGATTTGAGAGAATCTAACCCTGCAAATATGGACTTATCTAATCCATGAATTGCTTCTGTTGTTTTCTCAGACTGGTCTCGGACTTCATCTAAAGCATTGACTGTTGGTAGGTCTGCCATTTATTATTGCTCTTTCTTTTTCTTATTTCCAATTGCATCTGCGGCAAAGAAACTGGATACCAGGACTGCGATTGAGGCAAAGTAAGTGGGCGCGATGTCTGCAATCAATCCTGCCGCAGTGTCCAATCCAAATGCAGAAGTCAAAAAGATTCCGATTGGATATAATAGGAGTCCAAATAATGCGAACCATGCCATGGATCGAATAGCATCCCGCTGTTGGTCTTGGTCTTCAAGTTCTTTACGCTTGAACTCAAGATACATCTGACGCTCCTCTTCACTTACTACTCCATCGCCATTTGTGTCTGCAGGATGGAAACCCTTTACTTCTTTTTCTTCTGCCATGTGACATTACCTCTGTTGTTTTTGTCTTTCTTCTTGTTCTTCCAAGAAGTTCTTTAACAAAGTCACATAGATATCCCTCTCAAAAGGGATCATATTTTCAAGTTCAGTCAAACTATATTTATGATGCTGAATCAGTGCGAAGTTCAACTGGTACATATTCGCAAGTGAGTCATGCACCATGCTTACGTAAAAAAACTTTGCAACCCTTCAAGATGCACAGTCTCTTCTTTACCGCAAGCATCACACTTAAATGTTATATCGTGTTGTAGTTTCGGTGACTTCTGAAAGAAATCTACAATCTTCTCAAACTGTGTTTGATTCAGACTATTAATCCATTCATCAATCTCAGTCTCCGTGAAGTCATTGTATACTTCTTGACTGTCAAACACATACTCGATACAACGATTAATTAACTTAAAGAGTGTTTCGGTATCGTCTCCTGTTGAAGCAAAAGACATATCTGTTAGATTGGGGAACCGAAGCATCACACCAATTTCGTCGTTCAACATAACTTTTGGATCGGAAATTTCGCCTTCCACTTTAATGTCGTCGATGTTTAATTTAAGTGCCGTTCTGTGGGGACACTCGCCCTCTTGGTGTGTCACTTGTAAGTCAATAACCTCACCAACAGACTTTCCTCGCAACTGAAGAAACAGATACTCTACATCAAAAATTGCTAACTTGTCCACCTCAATATTGGATAGAATGCAGTTATTCAGAATGTTCATTATCGCAGTCTGAATCTCTTGTGCTTCTCCTCCTTCCATTGCCATCAGAAGAATCTTTTCTTCCTTGACTAGAAATGGACGATAGGTAATTTCCTCACCAGTGGAGGGAACCTTAGTCTTAAATTCGGGGGTTGATATATTTGGTAGTGCCATGATAAAACCTCATTAATTAAAAGAATTTACGAATTTGTGCCACTTTGTTTGTAACGTCACCAATCGTTGCTTGTACTGTCTTCAGTCCACCTTTGTTCAGCGTACCTGAAATGTCACCAATTCCCGGAAGTCGAGCAGATGCAGAAACACCTCCGGGTCCAAGACTGAATGAAAAACCAAATCCAAGTCCGGGTTGGTCTTGCTTGAAGAAGGTTGTTCTGTAGTTTCGATATGCCAATGTCACTGACATTTTTGCTACCTCGTCTGTTCCCCAATTCATTGTGATTGGATTAATGATCAAGGGGTATGCTTCATTCAATGTATATATGGATCGTAGATCACCTGCTGAACCATATTGTCGAATTGTAACCGTACCAAAATAGTCATCGAAATACTTGGTGTTGAATTTTGATTGTACGTAACCACCAACAAAATCTTGCTGACTTCCTCCAACCTCAAATGCACCAGTATTCACCATGCTGTTTTGCCAAATCTCAAAGTATTCTTTCTCGCGCATATCTTCTGATAGAATAATGCTGAGTGTTGCATCACCGTATGTCTGTCCACCGTAGGGGACTTTGTTGACGGGACCGTAGTTGCTGAACTTATGCTCGGCAGTCATTAATGATCGACCGGGCAATTCAATGCTTTCAACTCGTGTCATCATTGCTTCTTCAAGCACTGAGTCTCCTGCACCAGTGATTTGTACCTCAAAGTGTGAAGTCTTGGCAATACCTGTCTTGTTGATTGATGATACTAGGTTATTGACATTAAACGTCATGTGATCATTTTCCTGCTGTCTGCAAATACCTTGCTCTTCTTTGCTTTCTCAAAGCGTTCTGTTGGTAGGAACAATGCAATGTCCCATTCCGCAGAATCAATCTTCAGAAATTCTGAGTTGACATTATCTGTAAGGTAATGCTTGAATGTTGGTCTGAAATATCTATATTTAGACGCACCCTTCAATAGATTGTATGAAAGTCTTAATTTTGTGTTTTGATCATACCTTTTATCACTTACAACTGTGTATAAACCATCCATAAGTGCGGCACGAAGTTTTGGTGGCAAGTAATGCAAGTTGATTCCATAGAACCCTCCCTTTGCAGGACCTACCATAAAAATTAGAGGAAACTTATCATAGTATGGGAGTGTGCCTTTACCTTTTGGATCGTAGTAAAAGTGATACATGTTGCCCACTTTAGGATTGTCAACTTTACTACCACCATCTTTCATCAGATTGGCAGGATNCCCTGCCGCAGATCGATTTGTTCTTGCCTTTTCGCGAAACCAATCTCGCGCATCCTGTGTACGTGCAGGAATCTGTCCTTGTCGAACACCTCGTACTAAGATATCATCGAATAGTGATGCCATTAAAGTTTCATTTCCTTCTCTGTGATAATCTTAAATTTCCATTTGTGGTCATCACAGAATTCTTGTGCCGCTTTCCATTTACTACTATTTATACCCCAAGTCTTAACCTCATATAAGTATTTCTTAGTGACTCGTGATCTTTTCTTAGGTTCTTGAGTTTCCTTGAATGGTTTGATTTCGATGAGGTAGGTATCGGTAGCAGTCTTCATCCACACATCTGGAAAGTATCGATGCCACCGTCCATCAAGCGGAGACTTGTATGGTATTACAATCTCTTCTGAAGACCATTGTAGTATGTCTGGATTTTTGTCACACCAGTTAAAAAACTTTAATTCCCACGAAGAACGGTAGACAACGTTGTTTGGATTGCCTTTATACTTCTGAGGGTTCTTAACTTGGTATTTTCCTTTGTATGTATTGGTCATAGCGTTATAAATAGTCGAAAACAATTACCATTGGATATTTAGATGCCAAAGATAACTAACCTAAAATCAGCATATAACGTTGGCAAGAATGTGCTATCTCAAACTTCTGGTACACTGGAGTCAATCTCAGGTGCCGCAGGAAGAGGAGGATTCTCTGCTTCAGCAGGACCGAACGGTGTTTCCATTTCAGCAAACTTTAATGAAGTATTAAAAAATACTGTTACTGGTAACCGCGTGGTGTCTCCCGTCAAGGAGTTATTTGATCGAGATAAGTTTGAGAAGTCTCTACAATATCCAAGCGACTTGGATGATGAACACTACATGATCTATAAGGTTATGAAGCGTAGACGTAAGAGTCGTAAAGACGAAGCAAAGATCGGAACATATCAAAATATCATTTTACCGATTCCATCAAATCTTCAAGTACAGCAAGGTGTTTCATATGCTGATACGGCATTGACGATGTTTGGTGCTGCTGCGGCAGGACGAATCTCTGCCTCAGACATCAGTGATGCAACATCCTCGCTTTCTGATGCTATTGGGACTACGATTAAGAACGCAACCGATGCATTCAAGAGTGGTGATACCGACGCAATGGTACAAGGAGTGGGCATTACATCACCTGCATTAGCAACTGGAGCAGGTAAGTTATTTGGTGGGTCAGTTGGTGGTTTGTTGGCACTCGGTGGTACAGCAGGTGGCGTGGTCTCAGGGGTTTCAGTTTCAACTGGATTGGCACTGAATCCTCATATGGCAGTTGTATTTCAAGGTGTAGGTTTTCGCACACACAACTTCACTTACAAATTTATTGCTCGTAATCAAGATGAATCCGATGAGATTAAAGACATCATCAATACATTCAAGTATGCCATGCTTCCAAGTTATGAAGCAGGTGGATTAGCATTCCGATATCCTGAAGAGTTTGAGATCAAGTTTTCGACAGCAACAGAAAAGTATCTGTACGATATTGGAACATGTGTATTGCAAGATGTACAAGTCAATTATAATGGTGAAGGCATTCCACTGTTCTTTGAGAACACGGGTGCACCTGTGTCTATCACGCTTGGTCTGACGTTTAAGGAAACTCAGATTCATACCAAGGAGCGTTTGGAAAAGAGGATTAACTACTAATGTCTGAATATTTTTCTTATTTTCCAAAGACAGATCACGATTTGACCAACATTGGTCAAACAGTTAAACTCACCAATATACTCAGACGATTTATCGTGCGTTCGGATGTCACCGAACGTTCTGACATTTTCTACGAGTATAACATTCAAGCAGGGGATCGTCCAGACACCATTGCAGAAAAGTATTATGGAGATGAAAAACTCGCGTGGTTAGTTCTTCATTTTAATAATATTAATGATCCCATATTCGGATGGTACTTGACGGATCAAGACTTTACTGGTTACATTAAAGGAAAGTACGGTTCGCTTGCTAGTGCACAAAGCGAGATACATGAGTACCGTCAAGTTCTTAGTGATAGAAGTGTTAGGTACGATGGTGTAGTCACTGAGAAGAGAACTGTTGTGGTTGATCAAACCACATATAATACTCTCTCAGAATCAGAACGTGAAGTGATCACAAAGTACGATCATGAAGTTGAACTCAACGAAGAAAGACGCACAATCAGATTGCTCGACAAACGTTTTGCAGACAAGGTTCGCGACGAAGTATTGACAGTTCTTAGGGATGGAATTTAATGCCAACTGAAAAGATCAGTGGATATCGCTTTGCAGGCGATATCGATATTAAAAGACTTGCGCTGATCAATCAGGTTGGCGAAGTTATCGACTTAGATGGTCTTGTCAAAGAAGTTAGTGTTTATCAAGACATAGAAAGTCATTATTTGACATGTGATGTCGTCATTAACGATTCGATTGCTCTTCTCAATTCCTCAGAGGGAGATCGAGACAATGGTTTGCAAGGCGGTTTTAACGGTGGTGAAGTTCTTGTTGTGTCTTACAAAACAAAGAGCGATGACTTAGATTACATTACTCACATGTTTGGCATTTATAATGTTGCAGATCGTCAGAGACTCGATGATAAGGGCGAGGCATATGTGTTGGAGTGTATAAGCATCGAAGCATATCGCTCGTCAACAAAAACAGTGTCACGCGCTTTTGGTCATCCAAATGGCAATCTAATATCGAACATGATCAGAGCAATCGTCAATGAGTTTGTATATGATTCTCAAGTCAAAGACATCACCAGAAACTATCGTGAGGTGACTGGAACACGTGTTGAAAAAACAGTAACCATCGATCCGACGAATGGATTGCAACGATACATTATTCCAAATATGACACCCGATGATGCAATTGACTTCTTATCGAGTGAGGCAGATAGCGATAATCACATACCAAACTATGTTTTTTACGAAAACAGTACGGGATATAATTTTCGCGATGTGAATTCTTTGGTTCAACAAGAACCCAAAGATACCTACACGTATGTCTCAACAAATGTCAAGGATGAGGAAAAAGATCCAGAGTTAGCAGTTCGAGACTATCAGAAAATAATATCTTTTTATGTTCCGAAGCAAACGAATATTCTAGAGAATACGATTGGTGGATTGTATCGGTCAAAGACAATCAATCTGGATATTCTCAAGAAAAATAAAACAGAATACAATTTTAATTATGATAGAGAATTTGATAAATTCAACACTCTTCAGAATTATAAGATTCCGGGCGTGGTGGATGGAATACCATTATTGTTTATGATGCAGTCTCGTACTGGACACGATGCAGATAATCTATTTGCTTCTGAAAATCATTTACCAAAAAGAATTAACTCTACCATAAATCGAAAGGTCTCTTTCCAAAGACACATCAGTAACTTTACACTAGAATTAACTGTTCATGGTAACTCAGAACTAAATGCAGGGGATGTTATTTATGTCAGAATACCCAACGCAACAACTGTAAAAGAGGACGATGGAAAGAGAGATAAATATTTAAGTGGAAAGTATTTAATTACATCGGTTCGTCATAAATTTGGCGGCAAATCTGGAACTCAATTTGTAACATTTTTAGAGTGTATAAAGGACACGGGGATTGATATCTAATGCTTAACTTCAGAGAATATTGGGACATGCTGTTTTATCAGCAACTCGACGAAAAACTTATNATGTATAACCAAGGTAAGCGATACGGACAAGTCGTATTTCTCGCAGGTGGTGCAGGTTCTGGTAAAGGGTTTGCTCAGAAAGAGTTCATGGAAAGCGACAAGTTCAAGGTTTTTGATGTGGATGAACTCAAGAAGTTGTTCATCAAGGTTCGTGATCTCGACATGGATTTACGTAATCCAGATGATGTTGCTAAGTTGCACGACATGGTGAAAAAGTCTGGTGTAAGGGATGCGCGACTCAATCTTCTTGCAAAGTCAGTCTCTCAGTCCAAGTCTAAAGAAACCTTGCCAAACCTCATGTTTGATGTTACACTAAAAGAGATTGAAGATATCAAAGAAATGCTTCCTATGCTGAATGCATTAGGATACGATGGTAAGAACATTCATGTGACTTGGGTGCTGACTGACTATTATGTTGCAGTCAAGGCAAACCAAGAGCGTGATCGTGTTGTGCCAGACGACATTCTGCTACAGACACACGTGGGCGCATCGAAGACAATGAGTGAGATTATCAAAGGAAAACTNCCTCGTGGTGTCAACGGTGAGGTTCGTGTCATTCTTAATAATCGTCGTAACACGATTCCTTACACTGACGCGGAAGGCAATCCTATTAAGGGTAGTGGTTCTGGTAAGATCATTGTCAAGGACTTTACCTATGTCACGTTGAAAAAATCTGGCAAACCATTCGTGAACGATGCGGCAGTTCAGAAGCAAGTATTCAGTTGGATACAAGATAATGTACCAAAGGACGCACTGCGTCAAATCGACATCCCTAAACAGTAAGGAGGTAGCAATGCCATTACCGGGATCAAAAAGAGATGTGAAGCAAAAAGAGATGCTTCAAGAAATCGTAGAACCGCAAGAACCGCAGTTTCTACAAGAAATTAATGAACCAGTTCATGAGGAAGTAATCGTTGAAGAAAAACCAAAAAGACGTAAACGCTCAAAAAAGAACTGATCATGGATTGGATACGCTCACTGATTGGGTTGACGAGCAAGAAGTAACTAAGGAGTCGTTGCGAAACGGTCTTCTTAGATTCCTAAAGTATGTCGAAAAGGTAGAAGATGAGAAACTTCATCGGGCAAAATAATTTTACATGGTTCATTGGAGTTGTAGAGGATATTAATGATCCTGTACAACTTGGTCGTGTGCGTGTTCGCTGTTATGGTTGGCACACAGACGATAAGGGACAGATTCCAACAGAAGCATTGCCGTGGGCAATGCCTGTGAATCCCGTGACGAGTGCAAGTGTAAGTGGCGTTGGTGAAACACCAACTGGATTGGTGCAAGGTTCTTGGGTAATCGGTTTCTTCATTGATGGAGAGAAAGCACAAGAACCTGCTATTCTTGGCAGTCTTGCAGGATTGCCAATTAACTTACCGAACGGTAAAATCGGATTTAATGACCCAGATGAAAATTTTCCAAGGGAAGGATATGTCACCTCTGGAGACAATCCTGTACCAGATACTAATAAGTTAGCAAGAGGTACTCAAACAAAAGGGTACACTCCAGATACAGACATTAATGAAGTACCTGACCCATACAATGCACAGTATCCATACAATCATGTGATGGAGACTGTCAGTGGACATGTGAAGGAATATGACGACACTCCAAATCACGAAAGGATTAGAGAACGTCATGCCTCTGGTACATTTTATCAGATCAATACGCATGGTGTCAAAACGACACACATCGTTGCGAATAACTATACAGTGATAGCAGAAAATGATTCACTTCATGTGAAAGGAAATGTAACAATTATTGTAGATAAAAATGTCAATCTAAATGTTAAGGGAAACTTCAGTGCTACTATCGGAGGAACTTGTAGTATATCAAGTCAAGGTAATATGTCATTCAGCGCACCAAGGATTGATCTAAACTAATGCCCGCAGTAGCAAGAGCAGATGGAGTAGATACGGTATCAGTGCACGAGTGTGGCGTTATACCAAACTGTGACACGGGTAGCGATAATGTAAAGGTGAATGGTAATTCTATTCATCGAGAGGAAGATAAGAATACATCACATCCGTTTGCACCTCCTCCAGCAGGATGCCCAGAGCACCAGACAAAGATTACAAAAGGGAGTCCTAATGTATATGCGAATGGTAAGCAAGTGGCAAGATTAGGTGATTCATATGGGTGTGGAATTAAAGTTACCTCTGGTTCGGGTAATGTGTTTTGCAATGGTTAGTATCTGAAGAACCACAAATAGATTATACACAATATTGAAAAGGTTGTCAAGAGGTTTTTATGAAAAATCATGATGCATTGGTCGGACTGTTTGAGATTTACATGGCAGAAAGTGAAAAGTTTGATCAAGGAAATAAGACTGCAGGGACTAGAGCGAGAAAAGCATTAGCAGAAATCGCCAAACTTTGCAAAGAAAGACGTGCAGAGATCCAAGAGATTAAAAACTCTGCATAAATAGTACAACGAATTATTACAAGAGCAAGAGATGGCAGATAA